ATGGACGAATTAGTAAGAATCAATTATGAAAATGACCGCCCCACAGTGCTTGGCCGTGATTTGCATGCAGTTTTGGAAGTGAAAACACCCTATGATAAATGGTTTCCAAGAATGTGTGAGTATGGATTTGTGGAGGGTACGGACTTTTCGACATTTCTGTCGGAAAGTACAGGTGGAAGACCAGCTGTTGACCACCAAATAACAATTGACATGGCAAAAGAGCTATGCATGATACAGCGTACTCCAAAAGGGAAAGAGTGTCGCCAATACTTTCTTGAAATAGAAAGAAGATGGAATTCACCAGAGGCAATCATGGCAAGGGCACTACAGATTGCCAATCAACAGCTAACTCAAGTAAGGAAACAAAATAAAGTGCTTGAAGGTACGGTTGCTGTTCAGAATCAGCAAATTGCAGAAATGAAACCAAAAGTCTCCTATTATGATGTGGTTTTAAATTGCAAAGACCTCATTTCTACATCAGCAATTGCCAAAGATTACGGCAAGTCAGCTATTTGGATGAACCGCTATCTTAATAAAAAGGGCATCCAATTTAAACAAGGTGGTATCTGGCTTTTATATCAGAAGTATGCAGAAAAAGGGTATACCAGCACCAAGACACATAGCTACATTGGTAGTAACGGTGAACTGCATACAAAAGTCCATACATATTGGACTCAAAAAGGCAGACTCTTCATTTACGAACTGTTGAAGGCAGATGGTATTTTGCCGCAGATAGAAATGGAGGGTGTGTAATGGGAATTGATAAATTCAATCATGAAGGATACCATGACCCAACTCCCCATGAGGCACTGACCAACATAATAAGAAAGAAAAAGGCAGAGAAAAAATCTGCCTTTAAGCCACTTGTATATATTTGTTCTCCCTATTCCGGTGATGTAGAAGGAAACATTAAAAAGGCTCGCAGTTTTTGCAGGTTTGCATTAGACCAAAACTGTATTCCGATTGCTCCCCACCTTATGTTTCCACAGTTTATGGATGATGAAAATCCAGAGGAACGGGAACTTGCCATATTTATGGACATCGTGCTTATGGGCAAATGCTCCGAGGTTTGGGTGCTAGGCAATACCATCTCAAGCGGTATGGCAAGGGAGATTGAAGTAGCCAAGAAACGCAGACAAACGGTCAGATATTTTAGTCCAGAGCATGAGGAGGTCGAAAGCTTATGAAAATCGCTGTGGGCAACAGCCGGATGGACAAGAAATGGAAAAACAAAGATATCTCGTGGGAGGATTTTTGTGCCCGAGTAAAGACAACACAACGTACTACGGAAACAGTAGAAGAATATCGGAAATTAAAAAGAGGTCAACAAGATGATATCAAAGATGTGGGTGGTTTTGTTGGAGGGCATTTAAAAGGAGGAAGGCGAAAGAAGGGCAATGTTTTATGCCGTTCTTTGCTTACCCTTGATATGGATTACGGTAGACCGGACATCTGGGAACAAATCAGTATGCTTTTTGATTTCAAATGCTGTGTTTATTCCACCCATAAGCACACACCGGAAAATCCAAGACTTAGGCTAATAGTTCCTCTTGCTCGTGAAATCAGCGAAGAAGAATACGCAGCCGTTGGACGTATGGTGGCAAAAGAAATCGGCATAGATCTTTTCGATGATACAACTTATGAAGCCCATCGCCTTATGTATTGGCCATCCACTTCCTCTAATGGTGAATTTGTCTATGAAGAGCAGGATGGAGAATTGCTTGACCCTGATGTTTATCTTTCAAAATATCAAAACTGGCGGGATACATCAACATGGCCAGTATCAAGCAGGCAGTCTGAAGTTATAAATCGCAGTCTTAAAGAGCAAGCAGACCCGCTTTTAAAGGAAGGTGTGGTAGGAACATTCTGTCGTGCCTACTCCGTTCGTGAAGCAATTGAGAAATTCTTAGGTGCAGTTTATGCACCTTCTGCTATGGAAGGGCGATACGATTATATTCCAGCTGATAGTAGTGCCGGTGTGATTATCTACGATGATAAATTCGCATACAGCCATCATGCTACAGACCCAGCAAGTGGATTACTCCTCAATGCTTTTGATCTCGTTCGTATTCATAAATTCGGTTCTTTAGATGATAAAGCTTCTACCACTACAGCTCCTGGTAAGATGCCATCTTTTGTGGCAATGTGCGAGTTTGCTATAAAAGATGAAAGAGTAAAAGCTGAGTTTTCTAAGGAAAGACAGGCACAGGCTGAAGAGGAGTTTAGTGATGAGGATTGGCAGACAGCTTTGGAATTGGATAAGCAAGGCCGAATAAAAGACACTCTAGACAACATCGTTTTGATTATTCGTCATGACAAGGAATTACAGCATATAGCTTTTAATTGCCACCGTGATGGTATTGATGCCAAAGGTGGCCTGCCTTGGGAACAGATCAAGGCGGGTTGGAATGATTCAGATAATGCACTTCTTAAAGTGTATTTAAGCAGCAAATACGGAGTTTATTCACCTACCAAGACCAAGGATGCTGTGTTAGCTGTAGCGTCAGAACGAGCCTACCATCCTGTTAAGGAGTATCTGGACTCCCTGCCAAAATGGGATGGAATTAGGCGAGTAGATAATCTATTAATTGATTATTTCGGTGCAACAGATAATTCCTATGCAAAAGCAGTCATCCGCAAAACGATGGTTGCAGCGGTAGCCCGCATTTATAGACCAGGCACAAAGTTTGATAGTGTCCTTATCTTAAACGGTCCTCAAGGTATCGGTAAGTCAACCTTCTTTGCAAAACTTGCTGGAGATTGGTTTTCAGATAGTTTGACCATTACGGACATGAAAGATAAATCCGGAGCTGAGAAACTTCAGGGATATTGGTTATTGGAACTGGGTGAGCTTGCTGGTATGCGTAAGACGGATGTGGAAATTGTGAAGTCTTTTATTTCGAGGGCAGATGATAAGTACCGGGCAAGTTATGGAGTCAATGTGGAAAGCCATCCCCGTCAGTGTGTGATTGTAGGTTCAACAAATGCAGAAAGCGGGTTTCTTCGAGATATAACTGGCAATCGAAGATTCTGGCCAGTCCGTATTAGCGGTAATGGTAAAAAGAAAGCTTGGCAGATGACTAAAGAGGAAGTACAGCAGATTTGGGCAGAGACACTAGTGCTATATGAGAAAGGCGAAAAACTCTACCTTGAAGGTGATGATGCATCCATGGCAACTAGTGAGCAGGCAGATGCCATGGAAACAGATGAACGAGAAGGATTGGTTCGTACCTATCTGGATACTCTTTTGCCGGATGATTGGGACACTATGTCTTTATACGAACGTAGAAATTTCCTCGGCGGTAGCGAATTTGGCGGCGGAACCCGTGTTGGAACAGTAAAAAGAACCCTTGTCTGCAATATGGAGATTTGGTGTGAATGTTTTGGAAAAGATGCATCCTCAATGAGAACATCTGATTCTTATGCCATCGGTGCCATTATGAGAAAGATCAGTGGGTGGAACAAGTACACCGGGAACAAGAACGGAACAATCAATTTTCCTATCTATGGAAAGCAACGAGCTTATTCCCGAGTCGAGGAACAAAGCTAGTTGTACCTTACCTTGTTCTCATACTGGTTCTTTCCCCAAAGCTAGTAATCAAAAGGAAAATCTACGGTTCGGAACAAGTGGAACAAGAAGTACCCTATTTATTTACAAATAGTAAAAAAGAGGAAAGTGTAGCCTGTGCATACACGCATACGCGCGCGTATAGGAAAAATGGGTTAAAGTTGTTTTCTTGTTCCGAGCCTTTTTATATGGGAGGTTTTTATGCTTGAAAAATATATCGAAAAGAAACTGGTGGCGGAGGTAAAAAAGATGGGAGGCATTGCGGCGAAGTTTGTTAGTCCAGGTTTAGATGGAATGCCAGACCGCCTAGTGCTTTTACCATATGGGAAGATGGCTTTTGTGGAATTAAAGGCTCCCGGAAAGAAACCTCGTCCATTACAGATTAGAAGAATAAAGCAATTACAGAAGTTGGGCTTTACATGCTATGTCATTGATGATGTTAAGCAGATTGGAGGGATACTGGGTGAAATACAATCCTCATAAATATCAAACATATGCTACGAATTTCATACTTGAGCATCCCATAGCAGCGGTGTTTTTAGAGATGGGTCTTGGCAAAAGCGTAATCACTTTAACTGCTATATTTGATTTATGTCTTGATAGTTTTGAAATTGGAAAGGTTCTGGTCATTGCCCCTCTAAGGGTAGCAAGGGATACTTGGCCAGCTGAGATAAACAAATGGGAGCATTTAAAAGGACTGGAGTATTCAGTGGCTATTGGAACAGAACAGGAGCGGTTAGCAGCTCTTAGGAAACCTGCAAGTGTCTATCTTATAAACAGAGAAAATGTGGACTGGTTGGTAAACAAAAGTGGCATCCCTTTTGACTATGACATGGTGGTAATCGATGAGCTATCATCCTTTAAATCCTATGGTGCAAAAAGATTTAAAAGTTTACTAAAAGTAAGGCCGAGGGCAAAACGGATCGTGGGTCTTACGGGTACACCATCCAGTAATGGGTTAATGGATTTGTGGGCAGAGTTTCGTATTCTCGACATGGGTAAAAGACTCGGCAGATACATAACTCACTACCGCAATTCCTTTTTTACACCGGATAAACGTAATCAGCAAATCGTATTTTCATATAAACCATTGCCAGGTGCTGAAGATGCCATTTATCAGCTCATTTCGGATATTACCATTTCCATGAAATCAGTCGATTTTCTGAAAATGCCAGAGTGCGTGATCAATGAAGTACCAGTATATCTAAATGACAAAGAACAATCCGTATATGATCACTTTCGTGAAGAGATGGTTATTGAATTTGCTGATGAAGAAATAGATGCCATGAATGCAGCCGTCCTTTCAGGCAAACTCCTGCAAATGGCAAATGGTGCGATCTATGATGATGATAAAAATCCTCATATTATCCACGACCGCAAGCTAGATGCTCTTGAGGATTTAATTGAAGGTGCAAACGGCAAACCTGTTCTTATTGCATATTGGTATAATCACGATTTAGAGCGTATTAAAGCAAGATTTAATGTTAGAGAAATTAAAACATCTAAGGATATCAAAGACTGGAACAACGGAGATATTTCTGTGGCGGTTATCCATCCCGCATCAGCAGGACACGGTCTCAATTTACAAAGTGGAGGTTCAACACTTATTTGGTTTGGTCTTACCTGGAGTCTGGAACTCTATCAGCAAACAAATGCAAGACTTTGGAGACAGGGACAAAATGAAACGGTGGTTATCCATCACATTGTTACTAAAGGCACGATTGATGAAGATGTGATGAGAGCCTTGAAACGAAAGGAAAAGACACAGTCCGATCTTATTAACGCTGTCAAAGCAAATCTGGGGAAAGCGAGGGGTGTTGTATGATGGATGCATTTGAAAAGCTGGCAAATGCCATTATTCTACAGGCGGTCAAAGATTATCGTTTTGCTCTGAAAAGACTAGCAAAATACCCTCGCAATGATTCTGCTAGATATACGAAACGTGAGATTGAGCGTTTCTTCCATTCCGGGTATTTCACTACCCTGACATCTCTCGATCCTGAGATGCTAATTAAAAAGCTACATGAGGAGGTGGTGCGATGACGGCAAAGGAATTCTTGAAACAAGCTTATCGCTTAAATGAGCTGATTAATTCCGATCTTGAGGAGTTGCAAAATCTAAGGGAACTCTCAAGAAGTGTTTCATCTCCTGTTCTTGAGGAAAAAGTCAGTAAAACAAAAAGTACTGATCCACCTTTTGAAAAATACGTGATTAGAATAGTAGATTTGGAGAAGCAGATACAACAAGAGGTGGAACGTTTAATAAAGCTTAAGTCAGATATTCGTGAAGCGATTAACCAGATGGAAAACGTGGATGAGAAGCTGCTTCTTCGCTACCGTTACATTAACTTTCTTAACTGGGAAGAAATCTGTGTCAACCTTAATGTTTCTATGAGAACTGTGCATAGACTTCACTCATCAGCCTTGCAGCATTTAAAGGTGCCTAAATAAAAGTTGGCACACTTTGGCACAGGTTGGCATACGATGACACTGTTTGTCCGTAGTGAAAGTTATATAATGGTAGTATGGAATAATAGCAAACAGAAGCCTTCACGGGAGCATTTCTCCTGCGAGGGCTTTTTCTATGGGCAAAAGGAGGTGTAGTATGCCAAGGAAACCTAAGCGACCATGCTCTTATCCTGGTTGTCCAGAACTGACTGACAGACGGTTTTGTGAAGAACATGCTAAAAAGGAAGCCGCACGGTATGAAAAGTATGACCGCGATCCAGCAACCCGTAAGCGATATGGTCGTGCATGGAAAAGAATACGTGACCGCTACATTGCGGCTCATCCTCTTTGCGAGGAGTGTAAAAGACAAGGAAAGCTGACCCCAGCAACCGAGGTGCATCACATTCTTCCTCTTGCAAGAGGTGGAACACATGATAGAAGCAATCTTATGTCCCTTTGTACTTCCTGTCACTCTACCATCACTGCAAAAGATGGAGACCGTTGGGGAACCCGGTAGGGGGAGTCAAATCTCTACAGCTTTTTTGATGTGCAACGGGCGTGGGGTAACGCGTGAAAATTCGCGGTTTCAAACGGGGTAATAGGTCCATCGATGAAAAGAGGTGAGTGAATGGCCAAAGACGGAACAAACCGAGGCGGCGCCCGTATAGGCTCCGGTCAAAAGAAAAAACCACTTGCTGACAAAATTGCAGAGGGAAATCCCGGTAAAAGAAAGCTTGAGGTCGTCGAGTTCAAGAATACTGCTGACCTGAAGGGGCAGGAAATGCCAAAGCCAAGGGCCATGCTCTCCGCAGTGCAAAAGGATGGGAAAACCTTAGAAGCGAGTGAAATCTATGAAATTACATGGAAATGGCTTGAGGAGCGAGAATGTGCCCATTTGGTACTTCCACAGCTTCTAGAACGGTATGCCATGAGTGCGGCCAGATGGATACAGTGTGAGGAAGCGGTAACCGAGTTTGGTTTTCTAGCAAAGCATCCAACTACCGGCAATGCAATTCAAAGTCCTTATGTAGCGATGAGCCAGAGCTTTATGAGTCAGACAAACAGGCTATGGATGGAGATATATCAAATCGTTAGGGAGAACTGTGCTACAGAGTACTCTGGTTTAAACCCACAGGACGATGTGATGGAGCGATTGCTATCTGCCCGCAGAGGAAAATAAAGATGAGGAGATACGGTGTAATGAGTAAGAGATATTTAACAGCAGAAAGTGTATGTGCTGGACATCCTGATAAACTATGCGACATTATTGCAGATAGCATTTTGGAAGCATGCCTACGTAAAGATAAGGCATCACGTGTCGCTTGTGAGGTAATGGCAACTAAGGGGAAAATTATCGTGGCGGGCGAGATCTCCTGCAGCGAGAAAGTAAATATTAGAGACATTGTAAAAACTGTACTGAAGGATGTGGGATACAATCCTCTAAAATTTTTGATTTATGTATATGTACATAATCAAAGTGTAGATATTGCGGCTGGTGTGAACACCGCACTGGAAGCACGAAATGGGATAAACGAACAGTACGGTTCTATCGGTGCTGGAGACCAGGGAACTATGTATGGTTATGCTACAAAGGAAACAAGAGAAATGCTTCCCCTACCTCTTGTGCTTTCCCACAGAATCGTAAAGAGACTGGATGATTGTCGCAAAGGAAAACTGATAAAAGGGATTCTTCCTGATGGTAAAGCACAGGTAACAGTGGAGTATGAAGATGACACTCCAGTAAGAATAAAGACGATTGTGATTTCGGTGCAGCATGATAAGAATAAAACACAGGAAGAACTTAAGGCGGATATTCTTAACAATGTCTTATGGCAATGCTTTGAGGATTTCCCTTTTGATGATGAAACAGAACTTCTCGTCAATCCATCTGGTCAGTTTGTTCTTGGTGGACCCGCTGCCGACACGGGTTTGACTGGAAGAAAAATCATGGTCGACACCTATGGAGGGCTTGCATCCCATGGGGGTGGTGCTCTTTGTGGTAAAGACCCAACCAAAGTTGACCGAAGCGGTGCTTACATGGCTCGGTATATTGCCAAGCATATTGTTTGGTGTGGTTATGCAAAGAAGTGTGAAGTGAGTATTTCCTATGCCATTGGTAAGGCAAATCCAGTAGCCTTTACTGTAAATACCCTTGGCACTGGAACTGTTTCTGATGAAATATTAACTATTGCAGCTCAGGAGACTTTCAACTTAAGACCTGCGGCCATCATTGAAAAACTACGTCTTAGAAATGTGGTTTATTCTGACACAGCGGCTTATGGTCACTTTAATAGTTGTCTGTTCCCGTGGGAGGATGTAAATAAATACAGTGAATTTAGAAAGGCGGTGGAAAAGTATGTTGATAGAGAAGATTAAAACGAAACAACTCATCCCCGCTGAATATAACCCAAGGAAGGATTTAAAACCGGGTGATCCGGAATATGAGAAACTTAAACGCTCCCTTGAGGAGTTTGGATATGTAGAACCCGTTATATGGAATAAGACCACAGGCAAAGTTATCGGAGGGCATCAACGCTTGAAAGTCCTGCTGAGTATGGGCATGGATGAAATAGAATGCGTAGTTGTCGAAATGGATGAGCAAAAGGAAAAGGCTCTAAACATTGCACTAAATAAAATAAGTGGCGATTGGAATAAAGATAAATTGGCACTTCTCATTACAGACCTAAATGCTTCTGATTTTGATGTTTCTCTTACAGGATTTGACCCAGGAGAGTTGGAGGATCTTTTCAAAGATTCCCTTAAGGATAATATAAAAGAAGATGATTTCGATGTAGACAGCGAGCTGAAAAAGCCCGCTGTTTCGAATTTAGGGGATGTTTGGATACTCGGACAGCATCGATTAGTCTGCGGAGACAGTACAAAGAAAGACACCTTTGATGTCTTAATGGATGGGAAAGCTGCAAATCTGGTAGTTACGGACCCTCCATATAACGTCAACTATGAAGGCACTGCTGGAAAAATCAAAAATGACAATATGGCGAATGAAGCGTTCTATGATTTCCTGCTTGCGGCATTTCAAAACACCGAGGCAGCGATGGCAAAGGACGCTTCTATTTATGTATTCCATGCTGATACGGAAGGACTCAATTTTAGAAGAGCATTCTCCGATGCAGGATTTTATCTTTCTGGTACTTGTATATGGAAAAAGCAGTCCCTTGTTCTCGGTCGCTCTCCTTATCAGTGGCAACATGAACCTGTACTCTTTGGATGGAAAAGGAAAGGCAAGCATCTCTGGTATTCAGACCGTAAGCAGACCACCATCTGGGAGTTTGAGAAACCGAAGAAAAACGGCGACCACCCAACCATGAAACCAGTGGCACTTGTGGCATACCCCATTATGAATTCGAGCCTTAGTAACTGTATCGTGCTTGATCCCTTCGGCGGTTCAGGAAGTACACTGATTGCCTGTGAGCAGACAAATAGAATCTGCTACACCATTGAACTGGATGAAAAGTACTGTGATGTCATTGTAAAAAGGTATATTGAGCAAGTGGGAAATTCTGATGGTGTATTTCTATTAAGAGATGGTTCGAAATTCAGATATTGTGACCTGCCAGAGGTGAATGAGGATGAGTAAATTAACACTTGGTTCCCTCTTTGATGGTAGTGGTGGCTTTCCTCTGGGTGGTTTGCTTTGTGGCATCGAACCTTTATGGGCATCTGAAATTGAGCCGTTTCCTATAAGGGTTACGACTAAACGTATCCCTCAGATGAAGCATTATGGAGATATAAACAAATTAAATGGTGCGGAGCTTCCGCCTGTAGATATCATAACCTTTGGCTCTCCATGCACGGATATGAGTGTGGCGGGTAAAAGAGCCGGTCTGGACGGAGAGCAATCAGTCCTTTTTTATGAAGCAATCCGAATTATTAAAGAAATGAGGTGTAAGACCAATGGACAATATCCAAGGTACGCAGTCTGGGAAAATGTCCCCGGCGCATTCTCGTCAAATAAAGGAGAGGACTTCAGGGCAGTCCTCGAAACGGTCATCGGTGTCAAAGAACCGAACACCTCGGTGCCTTTTCCTGAAAAAAGACGATGGCCTTACGCAGACATCTATATGGGAGACAGATGGAGTGTGGCTTACCGAACTATCGATGCGCAATATTTCGGAGTCCCCCAACGTCGTCGTAGAATCTACCTTGTCGCAGATTTTGCAGACAGATGTGCCGGAGAAATACTATTTGAGTCCGAAGGCATGCCAAGGAATTTTACGCCGAGCGGCAGCCCGTGGCAAAGAACTGCCGAGAATGCTAAAAACTGCACTGGAAAAACAGGCGATAGCATAACTTGCCTAAATGACCAAGGTGGAAGAGTGATGTCTGTTTCAAAGGATATTACTGCAACACTTCGTGCAGAGGAACATGGACATCAGCCTTGTGTAATGCAGTCAAGCGGTTTTTGCACCGAACACAGTGCCAAGAGCAGAAGTGTAGGATATGAGGAAGAACGCTCCCCTACACTTAGAGCAGGTGTTGTCCCAGGTGCAGTCATGTCCTTTGAACCGGGGGCTGCTTCTCGAGTTGGTGGCCATACTGACGAAAACTTAAGTGGATCACTTCGTGCAAACATGGGAGATAATCAAACAGCTGTTGTAATAGAAAACCATCCAACCGATAGCCGTGTGAAACTCTCGGAGGATAATAAAGTACAGACGCTAACCTCTCGGATGGGAACTGGTGGTGGAAATGTACCCCTTGTTATGAACACTCCTAAAACTTTAAAAATCCGCTCCGGCTGTGAAGGCGGTGGCAAGGGTGCATTGATACAGGATGACAAGTCTGCAACTCTTGGATGCAATAATGATCAGACCGTTTTTGTGCCCACCGCATATGGCATCTGTTCTGATAAAAGCAATTCCATGCAGTCTAGCAATCCGCATAGCGGTATATATGAAGCTGATACTTCTCGGACCATTGATGCCAATGGGGGAAATCCGGGATGTAATCAAGGTGGTATTGCAGTAGTTGCTCTGCAAGGCTCGATGATTGGAAGAGAGGATAAAAACGGTCCCCAAGGAAGCGGTATAGATGAAGATGTTTCTTTTACGCTTAATACCGCTGATCGTCATGCTGTTGCCTATGCCATGACTACCGGAGCCTATGCACAGGTTGAAGAAGATAAAGCACCTACTCTATTGTCGAGAGATTATAAGGATGCTCCTGTTGTGACTCAGCCTTCTTACGGTATTGATCGGGCGGCTTTTAATCAAGGACAGAACGCTCTTTATAAACCGACTATAGATGAAGAACAGCAACCTACGCTTACAGCAAAAGGTCCTGGAGCAGTGGCACAACCAGCATCATTTTATCCTCAGATGAAAGCTGAAAGTCAATGCTACAGACAGGACGGTACATCAAATACGATTATCAATGGCACCAATCCAGGCTATCAAAATGGATTGGTTGAACCGGACTATATTGTTCGAAGGCTTACACCAACGGAATGTGCAAGATTGCAAGGCTTCCCCGATGATTGGTGTGATGACCTTGGTACGGAAAATCCTACAGAAGATGAAATTTCATTCTGGACGGAGGTTTGGGAAACCCACCGCAAAATTATAGGTAAAAGTAAAAAACCAAAAACAAGAAATCAGATTATAAAATGGCTTAACAATCCTCATTCTGATTCAGCTGAATATAAAATGTGGGGTAATGGTGTAGCACTTCCATGCGTTTGTTTTGTGCTGACTGGCATTGTGTTATCTACACAAAATACCGCCGATTAATGGAACCGTATTTTCTACAGAAAGATGCTCTAAATGACTTGATAATAACAGCTTTTAGAGTGATATATGTACGTACCGAAAGTAGAAAGGCGGTATGAAAATGCAGATTAACTATAATGTTACAGGACCAAAAAGAAAAGCACTGGTTAACGCAATCAGCCAAGAACTAAATGCCCCTGTAAAATATCTCGGAGCACCTACATTTGCATATGAGGTGGCAGACTACAATGTTAACAAAAACGGAGTTCTAAGTGGACCAGACAATAAGGAACTGGTCGATGATCTATTGAGATTTCACGATCTCAAAGCAATTTCAGAAGAATTTGACACACCACTTCCGAAAGCAGAAGTAAATGAAAGGGAAGAATCTATCAATCTGATAATTCAAATGCCACGGGCGGATTTTACCGACACGGCAATCGAGAACCTAAAAGGATTAGTAGAAAGTAAAGCTACTCTTATAAAGAAAGCACTTGATACGGACTCCATTCCCATCATTGAAGATGAGGAATATGTTACCTTCCCTTGGTTTCAAGGTAAGTGCGCCTCAGAGGAGGTTAAGGCATACACCCATTTTGTCAAGGCACTTTGCGAAATGGCGAAAAAACAGACCCGTGTCAATTCCACCGAGAAATCAATAGAGAATGAAAAGTACGCTTTCCGTTGCTTCCTACTAAGGCTCGGCTTTATCGGACCAGAATATAAGATGGGACGAAAGATTCTCCTCTCGAAGCTTTCAGGTAGCTCCGCTTTCAAAAGCGGAACGTTCAAGCAGGAGGTGAGTGAACAATGAATATCATTCACCCTGAAATGTTAAAGCAACTAAGAAGCTATTACACTCCAGGAACTCGTGTCATGCTACTTAAAATGAACGACCCTTATACCAAACTTCAAACTGGATCTAAAGGTACGGTTACTAGTGTTGACGACATAGGAACGATTCATGTCAGTTGGGATTCCGGTGGCTCTCTTGGAGTGGCCTTTGGTGAGGATTTATGCAAGAAAATCGAAGAGTAAAACATACACAATTTAAGCCAAATGTGGCAGTAAATATGTAGATTTATATTGTAGTATTGTTTTCGAAGGAGTCAACTAATGAATGAAATAATCAAGGAACAAATCCTTTCCATCCGAGAAAGTGGAGTCACAAATATGTTTGATGTGAACCGAGTCCAGTATGAAGCAAATGAACGAGGGTTTTATGAATTGGTAGTTTATATAATAGACCATAAAACGGAATATGCTCATTTCATACTGACGGGGGAAGTGGATGAAAATAAGTAAATAAAATTAAACTAGGATAAGAAGTAGGGCTTCATCTATAGGATTGAGGCTCTTTTCTTTTGTCCTTTTTCATAAAGGGGCGGTGTTTATGCGGAAACTGAAGAAATATAAGCCGACCGCCTTTATAGCTGATGGTTCATATTACGATGAGGATGCTGCTGATTACGCTGTAGCTTTTATCGAAGCACTCTCCCATACGAAAGGTTTATGGGCAGGTAAGCCTTTTGAACTTATCGATTGGCAGGAGCAAATAGTCCGTGATTTATTCGGAATTTTAAAGCCAGATGGATATCGGCAGTTTAACACTGCTTATGTAGAGATACCTAAAAAGATGGGAAAAAGCGAGCTTGCCGCAGCAATTGCGCTTCTCCTCACTTGCGGTGATGGTGAAGAACGGGCAGAGGTGTACGGTTGTGCCGCTGACCGCCAGCAGGCATCAATTGTATTTGAAGTAGCAGCCGATATGGTGCGGATGTGTCCAGCGCTGAATAAACGAGTAAAGTTGCTTGCTTCAACTAAGCGATTGGTGTACCTGCCGACCAACAGCTTCTATCAGGTATTGTCGGCTGAAGCCTACTCCAAACACGGCTTCAATATACATGGTGTTGTTTTTGATGAACTTCATACTCAGCCAAATCGGAAACTATTTGATGTTATGACGAAAGGATCTGGGGATGCAAGGACCCAACCGCTGTATTTTCTTATCACCACTGCGGGGACGGATACTCAGAGTATCTGCTACGAAACACACCAAAAAGCGGTTGATATTATTGAGGGCAGAAAATACGATCCTACCTTTTATCCCGTAATCTATGGTGCCAAAGAAGAGGATGATTGGACAGATCCAAAAGTGTGGAAGAAAGCAAATCCAAGCTTGGGAATTACGGTGGGGATTGACAAGGTAAGGGCTGCTTGTGAAAGTGCAAAGCAGAACCCAGCTGAGGAAAATAGCTTCCGGCAATTGCGCTTGAATCAATGGGTTAAACAGTCTGTCCGTTGGATGCCAATGGCAAAATGGGATGCCTGTGCATTTCCAGTTATTCCAGAAAGTCTTGAAGGGAGGGTATGTTATGGAGGTCTTGACCTATCTTCTACAACAGACATTACAGCCTTTGTGTTGGTGTTCCCACCAGAGGATGAAACAGATAAATACATTGTTCTTCCGTATTTTTGGATGCCAGAGGACAACATTGACCTCCGAGTCCGAAGAGACCATGTGCAATACGATCTTTGGGAGAAGCAAGGGTATATTCAAACCACAGAAGGCAATGTAGTGCATTACGGCTACATTGAGCGGTTTATTGAAGAACTGGGCGAAAAGTATAACATTCGAGAAATTGCGTTTGACCGTTGGGGAGCTGTTCAAATGGTTCAGAACCTTGAAGGATTAGGCTTTACTGTCGTTCCTTTCGGTCAAGGCTTTAAAGATATGTCACCACCAACCAAAGAACTGATGAAATTGACATTAGAAGAAAGAATAGCGCACGGTGGGCATCCAGTGCTTCGTTGGATGATGGACAACATCTTTATAAAAACCGATCCGGCTGGCAACGTGAAGCCGGATAAAGAAAAAAGTACAGAAAAAATAGATGGCGCGGTGGCAACTATCATGGCACTTGATCGTGCTATTCGTTGTGGCTCAGGTAATAGTGGAGATTCGGTGTATGACGAGCGAGGTTTGATTGTCTTTTAAACCTTAATGGTTAGCACAATGTTTATATTCGGAGGTGATGCCTATGAATCTAATAAAAGGACTGTTTCGTTCAAGAGACAAACCGCAAAACCGTGTGGGTAGTGCGTTCTCCTTCCTGTTTGGCGGTACGTCATCTGGCAAAATGGTTAATGAACGTACTGCAATGCAGGCAACAGCAGTGTATGCCTGCGTAAGGATATTAGCTGAAGCGATTGCCGGACTGCCACTTCATGTATATAGATATCGTTCTGATGGAGGTAAAGAAAAGATTCCTTTCCATCCGCTGTATTACCTTCTTCATGATGAACCAAATCCAGAGATGACTTCATTCGTGTTTCGAGAAACACTGATGAGTCATCTTTTGCTTTGGGGCAATGCCTATGCACAGGTGGTCAGAAACGGTCGTGGGCAGGCAGTGGCTCTTTATCCCCTACTCCCCAACAAAATGGAAGTTAGCCGAGCAACAAATGGTGAGCTGGTCTACACCTATTACCGTGATACTGACGAAAGTGGTCTAAACCCAAAAGGTGGCTATGTCACACTCCGTAAAGATGAAGTTCTACACATCCCCGGCTTAGGTTTTGATGGACTCATTGGTTATAGCCCAATCGCTATGGCAAAAAATGCAATCGGTATGTCACTTGCTACTGAAGAATACGGTGCGGCATTCTTTGCCAATGGTGCTAATCCGGGAGGTGTGCTGGAACACCCAGGAGTAATCAAAGATATACAGAGGGTCAAAGATAGTTGGAATAGCGCCTACCAAGGCACAGGAAATGCTCACAAAATTGCTGTGTTGGAAGAAGGCATGAAGTTTCAAGCCATTGGTATCCCGCCGGAACAGGCGCAATTTCTTGAAACACGGAAATTCCAAATTAATGAGATTGCGAGGATTTTCCGAGTACCGCCTCATATGGTGGGTGATCTTGAGAAGTCTAGTTTTTCCAATATTGAGCAGCAATCGTTGGAGTTTGTAAAATACACCCTCGATCCGTGGGTGGTGCGATGGGAACAAAGTCTCCAGCAATCGCTTATTTTGCCTTCTGAGAAAACTTCACTGTTTATCAAGTTCAATTTGGACGGTTTGCTTCGTGGTGATTACCAAAGTCGTATGAATGGCTACGCTACAGGTCGACAAAATGGCTGGATGTCAGCCAACGATATCCGTGAACTGGAGGATATGAACCGGATACCGGCTGAGGAAGGTGGCGATTTATATCTGGTTAACGGAAATATGACAAAACTGGCTGACGCAGGTGCGTTTGCCAAAACCGAAGGAGGTCAGTAAATGAGGAAGTTCTGGAACTGGGTGCGAGATTCAGATGAAGTACGTACCCTCTATTTAAATGGAGTGATATCCGAAGAAACGTGGTGGGGCGATGAGGTCACACCTAAGATGTTTAAGGATGAACTGCTGGCAGGCACTGGCGATATTACGGTGTGGATTAATTCCCCTGGTGGTGATGTGTTCGCAGCAGCTCAGATTTATAACATGCTGATGGAGTATACCGGAAAAGTCACTGTAAAGATTGATGGGCTTGCGGCAAGTGCGGCATCCGTTATTGCAATGGCTGGTGGAGATGTATATATGTCTCCTGTATCTATGCTTATGATTCATAACCCCTCAACAATTGCTATCGGTGACAGTGAGGAAATGTTGCGGGCAAAGGCTCTATTGGATGAGGTCAAGGAAAGCATTATTAATGCCTATGAGTTAAAAACGGGTCTCTCTCGAACAAAACTCTCCCATCTAATGGATGCAGAGTCATGGATGAATGCAAACAAAGCGATTGAACTTGGTTTTGCAGACAAAATCATGTTCATGGAAAGTGAAACACCGGATTTGACGGATAGTCTTATTTTTAGCAGGATGGCGGTTACTAACTCGCTCATCAGCAAACTGCCAAAACAACCAAAACAGAAAACAGGTACACCCATTGAGTCGCTGGATAAGCGGCTTTCTTTAATTTCGCACTAATTTAAAGGAGGAAATAACAATGAGTAAAATTCTTGAATTGCGTGAGAAACGCGCTAAAGCTTGGGACGCAGCAAAGGCATTCCTTGATTCAAAACGTGGCGGTGATGGACTGTTATCCGCTGAGGACACGACCACCTATGAAAAAATGGAAGCCGATGTGGTGGCTCTTGGTAAGGAAATTGAACGTTTAGAACGCCAAGCATCTATCGACTTGGAACTGTCGAAAGCAACCAGTAACCCAATTACCAACGAACCTACTAGAACTGGAGAGGAAAAGACCGGTCGTGCAAGTGCTGAATACAAAAAAGCTTTCTGGAATGCGATGCGTGACAATGTTAGCTATGAAGTAAGAAACGCTCTAAAGATTGGCACTGATTCTGAAGGCGGATTTCTTGTACCAGATGAGTTTGAACGTACTCTAGTAGAAGCTCTTGAGGAAGAAAATATTTTCCGTAGATTGGCTAATGTAATCACTACATCTTCTGGTGACCGTAAGATTCCTGTTGTTGCAAGCAAAGGCACTGCAAGCTGGATCGATGAAGAAGGAGCCATTCCCGAAAGTGATGACAGCTTCGGTCAAGTATCCATCGGTGCTTATAAACTAGCAACGATGATTAAAGTCTCTGAGGAATTGCTAAATGATTCCGTATTTAATCTCGAAAGCTACATCACAAGAGAATTCGCCCGTCGCATTGGTAACAAGGAAGAGGAAGCCTTCTTTGTAGGTGATGGCACAGGTAAGCCAACAGGGATTTTAAATGCCACAGGCGGTGGTCAAGTTGGTGTTACTGCGGCAAGTGCAACTGCCATCACTTTGGATGAGGTTTTAGATTTATTCTATAGCTTGAAAGCACCTTATCGAAACAAGGCAGTTTTCGTAATGAATGATGCAACTATAAAAGCTATCCGCAAATTAAAAGACGGTAATGGACAGTACCTATGGCAACCTTCCATCCAAGCGGGAACACCTGATACGATTCTTAACCGCCCGCTGTATACCTCATCCTATGTACCTACTGCTGAAGCAGGTGCAAAGACAGTGGTATTCGGTGATTTTAGTTATTACTGGGTGGCAGACCGTCAAGGACGAGTATTCAAACGACTAAATGAACTCTATGCTGTCACAGGTCAAGTAGGATTTATTGCGACTCAACGAGTTGACGGAAAGCTTATCTTACCGGAGGCCGTTAAGGTACTCCAACAGAAAGCCTAACGGAGGTGCTTTATGAGTTATAACACGAAGAATTATACCGAACAAGGCGGAGAAAAAACTGTCATCGGTGGTGTTTTAGAAATCAAAGAGGGGGCCTCGGTTACGGGGCTTCCTGTTCTTGAAAACCAAGAAGACAGCACAGCCACCGATGTTGCTGGTCTAGTTACGGACTTCAATGCTCTGCTTGCCAAACTAAAGGCAGCGGGGCTTATGGAGACTGACTAAGGTGGAATGTAAAGGAGGTTGGTGGTATGGCAGTGGCAGATAATCTCTTGCCAAAAGTTAAAGCGAACTTAATTTTAACGCATGATCAGGATGATGCCCTCCTAATTGGATTTATTACTGCTGCAATTTCATATGCACAGAGCTATCAACACGTTCCTGAAAACTATTATGAAACACATGCCATGCCTCCAACAACAGAACAAGCAGTGATTATGTTGTCGAGTCATTTCTATGAAAGCAGGGATGGCTCAACGGCAGGTTTCTTTGCTGATAGCGTACAGGCAGGGCAACAAGTATGGAACACAGTGAACTTGCTTTTACGACTTGATCGAGAGTGGGGTGTTTAGCATGAGTTTTGGAAAGATGAACACCTTCATCGATATCATCAGCACGGTACCAATAAAGGATGAGGAAGGTTTCGCCACAAAAGGTGACAACATACTCGCAAGTGTACTTGCTTATAAGGAAGATCGGCATGGCAGTGAACGGTGGACGAATATGGCATCCTTTTCTTCTGCAACTTCCTTATTCAGGTTTAGGAAAATCTTTGGGCTTAAGGTGACGAATGAAATGGTCATCGTCTGTGATGATGGCAGATATCAAATTTTAAGTGTTGAGGATGTAAGAAATCGAGGGATGTATGTCGAGGTTTTAGCCGAAAAGCTAGAACCAACTGTGAGGTGATGGATATGGCAAAAGCGAATATAAAGATGCCAGAAGAATTCCTTTTAAAGGTATCTCGATTAGCTGACCAGACCGATGTGATTCTTCCTAAGGTTTTGGAAGTTGGCGGTGAAGTGGTGCTTGATAAAGTCAAAGGAAATCTAAGTAAGGTGGTTGGCAAGGGCACGAAATATCCATCCAAAAGCACTGGTGAGTTGCTATCTTCACTGGGTCTTTCTGGAGCAAAGCAGGATAGAAACGGTAACTTCAATGTAAAAGTTGGCTTTGCAGAGCCACGTTCTGATGGTGAGAGCAATGCTAAACTTGCCAGCATCATCGAATATGGGAAGCATGGTCAGCCTGCAAAACCCTTCCTAAAGCCTGCGAGGAATGCATCTAGGAAACCCTGTATCAACGCAATGGTTGCCAAGCTGGAGGAGGAGATCGACAAAATATGAATATCTTAGAGGAACTTAATACACTTGTGACCGCCATACCGCTCCCCGTGGAAACCGGGGTTTTTTCAGGTTTGGCACCAGATGAGTATGTCGTGATTCTCCCTCTTTCGGATATTTTTGAAGTTCATGCGGATAATCGTCCAGGCTTTGATGTGCAGGAAGCGAGGATATCACTGTTCTCAAAAAATAACTACCTAGAGCGGAAATGGCAGCTCACAACTGCTTTAATAAATGCGGATTTTACTGTGACTGAACGAAGATATATCGGTCACGAAGATGATACTGGATATCACCATTACGCCATCGATGTGGCGAAAAACTATAGAATGGAGGAATAACAAATGGCAACAATCGGTCTTGATAGACTGTACTATTCAAAAATAACCGAGGACACTAACGGTGAGGAAACTTATGCCCAACCTTCCGTACTTGCAAAAGCCATCACTGCTGAACTCTCGGTAGAACTGGTGGAAGCAATTCTGTATGCTGACGATGGTGCGGCTGAGGTTGTGAAAGACTTTAACAGTGGTACTCTCACTCTCGGTGTAGACGACATTGGTCCAACGGTCGCAGCGGATTTAACTGGCGCTTCTACTGATGACAACGGGGTACTAATCTCTGCTAGTGAAAACGTGGGTACACCTGTTGCAGTGGGGTTTCGTGCGCAAAGGGCTAATGGAACATACCGCTATTTTTGGCTGTATCGTGTTAAGTTTGGACTACCAGCTACCAACTTACAGACAAAGGCTGATTCCATTACCTTTTCTACACCCACCATTGAAGGAACCGTTATGCGCAGGAATAAGCTGGATGGATTGGGCAAGCACCCATGGAAAGCGGAAGTTACAGAAGGTGATCCTGGTGTTTCATCGACCACCATAACAGGTTGGTTCACTGAGGTCTATGAACCTGTTTATACACCTGTACCATAGGAGGAGAAATCATGGATAATGAGAGAAGTGCCACAATTAACATAGGTGACAAAGAGTATGAACTGGTTTTAACTACACGAGCTACAAAGGCCATTGCCGGTCGTTATGGTGGTCTTGAAAACCTTGGAGAAAAACTGATGAAATCAGAAAACTTCGAGATGGCACTGGACGAGATTGTTTGGTTAATCACGCTGCTTGCAAACCAGTCCATTTTGATTCGAAACCTAAAGAATAAGAATGCACCAGAAGAATTACTGACAGAGGAAGAAGTAGAGCTTCTTACCTCACCGCTTGATTTATCGGCATATAAAACTGCAATTACCGAGGCGATGTTCAAAGGTACAAAGCGAAATGTAGAAAGTGAGGAGGAAACTCCAAAAAACGTGGAAGTCGGGTAACGGACGATGAGGTCTTTACCCGGCTTCTTTATTATGGAACAGTTCAGATGGGCATGGAGACAGAGGAATTCTGGCTTATGCCAATTGGGCTGTTTTTTGATTTATGGACTTGTCATAAACAATGGCATCGTATTGAAAAGCCAAAGAAAACACGGACCATTGACGATATTATCCCACCAGGTATTTAGGAGGAGGTGAAGGCATGGCAGACAATTTTGGTTTAAAAATAGGTGTTGAAGGCGAGCGTGAATTCAAGAACGCACTGCGAGAAATCAATCAATCATTTAAAGTATTGGGCAGTGAAATGGCCCTTGTAACGAGTCAGTTTGATAAAAACGATAAATCCATTCAGTCAGTTACCGCTCGTAATGCCGTTTTGAATAAAGAAATTGACGCACAGAAAGAAAAGATTTCTACCCTTAAGGCTGCCCTTGATAATGCCTCCTCCTCTTTTGGTGAAAATGACCGCCGTACTCAGAACTGGCAGATTCAGCTGAACAGGGCACAAGCAGAACTGAACCTTATGGAGCGTGAACTTGAGGAGTCCACAGTTGAAGCCGAGAATCTTGGTGAAGAGTTAGAGGATTCCGGTAAAAGTGCAGAAGACGCAGGTGGCAGGTTTGAAAAGCTTGGCGGTGTACTAAAGGGAATTGGTGTGGCTATGGGTGCAGTTGCCGTTGCAGCTGGAGCCGCGGCTATTAAGTTAGGTAAAGAGGTAGTTACTCAGTTCGGAGAATTAGAACAAAACCTAGGTGGATCGGAGGCGGTTTTTGGAGCATACGCTGCATCGATTCAGAAAACCGGTGAGGAAGCCTATAAAAACCTCGGTATTTCCCAAAGTGAGTATCTTGCTACTGCCAATAAAATGGGGGCATTGTTACAAGGTTCTGGTATACAGCAACAGAGGAGTCTTGAGCTAACTGAAAAGGCCATGCAACGTGCGGCAGATATGGCATCTGTTATGGGTATTGATATGTCCTCGGCATTGGAGGCAGTCACTGGGGCGGCAAAGGGTAACTTTGATATGATGGATAACTTAGGTGTTGCGATGAACGCTACAAACATCGAAGCCTATGCTCTCGCAAAGGGTCTGGATTTTACTTGGAATACCGCAACACAAGCGGAAAAGGCTGAAGTGGCAATGCAGATGTTCTTTGAGAATACGGAGCAGTATGCTGGGAATTTTGCGAGAGAGTCAACCCAGACAATATCCGGTTCCATTGGATTGTTACAAGCTGCACTTGGCTCATTTACAGCCGGACTCGGCAATGCCAATGCGGATATGACAAATCTGACTGAGAATCTTGTGGATGCCTTTGAGGCGGTTGTCACCAATATCGTACCGGTTTTAGAGAATATCGTAGCCGCATTACCGACAGCGACAGGTGCAATTTTAACAGCTGTAGGTGACTTGCTTCCTATGCTTCTTGAATTAGTCACAAATATATTCACGCAAGTACTGGAAACAATTTTGAACCTTTTACCGGAACTTATTCCGGCTGCGGTCAGTGCTCTAATGACGATTGTCGGTGCATTAATTGATAACCTTCCACTGCTAATAAATGCAGCAATTGAATTAGTAACAGCACTTGTGGAGGGAATCGGCATAGCGTTACCACAACTCATCCCTGCGGCAGTTTCTGCAGTTATGCAGATTGTCCAAGGATTGATGGATAATCTACCTCTCATTTTGGATGCCGCATTGCAGTTGATTATAGGATTAGCAAAGGGATTGGTAGATGCAATACCTCAGCTTACTTCTGCGTTGCCTGTCATCATCAAAGCAATAGTGGATTTCATCATTAAATCTATTCCGCAGATTATTGAAGCGGGGATTCAATTATTGACCTCACTGGTTACAGCTTTGCCTACCATTATTACAGCAGTTGTGGAAGCAATTCCGCAAATTATCGATAGTATCATCAGTGCTGTTATTGGGTCGATTCCTTTGATTATTGATGCAGGTATCCGGCTTCTAATATCACTCATACAGGCATTGCCACAGATTATTACTACTGTTGTAGGTGCTATTCCCAAGATTGTTAGTTCACTGGTGAATGCAATTATTGGCAACATCGATAAGATTATCCTAGCGGGTGTACAACTGTTTGTGGCACTTATTGCAAATCTGCCAAGGATAATCGTGGAGATCGTTAAAGCAGTTCCTCAGATTATCTCTGGACTGGTCAGAGCCTTTACTGGTTATATCGGTCAAATGTCTCAAGTAGGCGGAAATTTAATTAAAGGATTGTGGAAGGGGATTTCAGACGCAGGTGCATGGCTATGGAGTAAAATCTCTGGATTTTTCGGAAATGTTGTTTCAAGGATTAAAGACTTCTTGGGTATCCGCTCCCCTTCAACCCTATTTGCTGGAATTGGTCACAACATGGGTGAAGGTATCGGCGTGGGTTTTGAGGATGCAATGACAGCAGTTTCAAAGGATATGCAAAATGCAGTACCAACGACCTTTGATTTTAATTACAGAGGTGTATCTGGGCAAGGCAATGCCACTGGTGCAAGTATCACTCAAAATATTTCAGTTATGACACCTAAGGCTCTATCAGAAAAAGAACTAGCACGGGAGTTTAAGAATCTATCCCGTAAACTGGCACTTGAATTGTAAGGGAGGTACGGCAATGGAGCTAACATACACCAATAGAGACGGAGAGAGCATTACGCTTAAGCAAAGCCGACCGTACTTTCTTACGAAGGTAGATGGTACTGGCAATGTGCGTCAAACCGTCAACACTTTCAAGGCGCCAGATCAGGATGGCGCTTTTTATATTTCTTCCACGCTAGATATGCGAAACATAACAATTGAAGGTACGGTTGTTGCTGATACTCCCGATGAAGCCTATAAAAGGAGACAACGATTCCTTCAAATATTTAGCCCAAAGCTACTTGGGACCCTTCAATACCGTGACCGACAGATATCCTGTGTGGTGGAGGAGGCAGGCTTTAGTGTTTCTAATCGGCAACGAATACCTAATTTCTTTATCAGCCTACTCTGCCCATCCCCTTTCTTCGAGACATTAAATGAGGTGCGAGAGGAACTGGCATCATGGATACCACTGTTTGAGTTTGAACTGGAAATTCCAACGAGTGGGATGGAGTTTGGAATGCGTCAGCCTAGCCAGATTATAACGGTGGAAAATATCGGGGATGTATCTTGCGGATGTGAAATTGTGTTTAGGGCATTAGGCACTGTGTCGAATCCTGAACTATTAAACATAGATACTGGCGAGTATATCCGACTTCTCACAACAATGAGCGCTGGGGATGAACTTCGTGTATATACCCACTTCGCTAGTAAGCGTGTGGTCCAGATTGATGGGTCAACGGTTACAAATGCATTTTCCCTGTTGGATACCAATTCGGTGTTCTTTCAACTCGCGGCGGGTCTTAATACACTGCGTTACGATGCTTCTGTCAATATGGAACTGTTAGAGGTTAGCATATACTTTCGTCCGCAGTTTTTGGGGGTGTGAAGATGGAACTGTATATCTACAATTCAAACCGAGAGCTTGTGGGCATTGTGGAGTCCTTTGAGTACTTACGCTGGACGAGACGCTATTCCCAGTGCGGCTCATTTGAGTTAAAAGCGATTGCAACTACGGAAAATACAGAGCTATTAAAGGAAGGAAATATCATCTGGAAAAATGATGATGAGGAAGTCGGGATCATCGAACATCTGGAACTTTCTCAAACCGAGCATGAAATTATTACTGCAAGTGGTCGGTTTGCAACTTCCTTCCTCTCCCGCCGCATTGTTTGGCAAACGGAGAAATTGTCTGGTGATATTTCTACTTGTGTAGAGCAACTTTTAAATAATAATCTTATCAATCCTTCTGATGTAGCAAGGAAGATTGCGAACATATCCTTTTCTGCTCCAAACTTTAATGTTCCTATCAGCACACAGGTATCGTATCGAAATTTGATGGATGCTGTGACGGAACTATGTGTTGCATCGGATGTTGGCATTAAGACTGTGTTCACTCCTGCTACAGGGGTTTTTACCGTAGCGTTATATATGGGAACGGAATCACAAGCTGTATTTTCTAAGGAATATGAAAACCTTACAGAACAGATTTATACAATAAGTGCTGGAGATTATGCCAACACCGCCCTTGTTGGTGGTGAAGGAGAAGGTCCAGACAGAACTTTTGTTGCAATTACAAGTGGCTCTGGTGAGACAAGGCACGAAATTTTTGTGGATGCTAAGGACTTACGGGCAGAAGACTTTGGTTTAGATTACATTGATACACTAATCTTTCGAGGTCAAAGTAAGCTGAGTGAGCAAGCCATACGCTATTCATTTGATACATCGGTCAATCCACACGGTAATTTGTCATATAAGATAGACTTCGATCTTGGGCAGACCGTCAAAGTCATTTCCAAAGCATGGGGTGTATCCATGACGACACGCATCACCGAAGTTGAAGAAACCTATGACGCAGATGGCCAGAGTATCAGTGTAGTATTCGGAAAAGCTGAATTGACAATAGCCCAAAAATTACACTCCGACTTGAGCGAGGTGAAAACAGCAATATCGGCTCCAACTGGCATATCTGAAATTGCACAGGCTTTAGGAGCAGTGGAGGATACGCTAGTAACAGTTGAGGAAACCTTAGGCGACTTGACGGAGGTAGATTCAAAGATTCAAGGAGACAACGTAGCATCTACTATCAACAATCTGTATGGAAAACTACCTGCGCTCGAAATCAATGTTGGCGGAGGAACTATATCGATTGGACAATATGCGTTGTATTATATGAAACCTGGAGATGCCTTTTATTTCACCTCATGGAGTGGCAATAAGTTTAGTGACCAGCCAAGTGACGACGGCCATGTCTTTTTGATAAAACATAGCGGGGACAATACGGGAAATGGATATCAGCGGGCAATGGGTTTCTTTATTTCTCGCAATACGCTGACTTTCTATGTGATTTCTGTTTTCGTATTTAATAACCCTTCTGGACAAGCAAACTGGCTTAATATCAATAATGAACCTGTAACTACTGCAAGAATTGCCAATGGAGCAGTTACAGGTTTAAAAATTGCAGACCGTACAATTACAGCTACTAAAATGGTTTCTTCTTTTAGCGACTATTCAACTACAGAACAAAACACTGGGCGACTATGGATAGATGGTAAGACAATTTATCGCAAGCAAGTGAATCTTGGGTCACTTACAAATGCGACACCGAAAAGCGTAGCTCACGGCATATCAAACCTCAGCACTATTGTCAGTTTAACAGGCTTTGCGACAAATGGGACCGTATTCTTGCCACTGCCCCTTGCCCGGTACAACAACTTCGCATCGCAAATCGGACTCTTCGCAAATAAGACCGACATTGTAGTCGAACCAGGCAATGATAGAACTGCGTATACAGGCTATGTAGTAATAGAGTATACAAAAACGGAATAGAAGGAGGAGTGATTGATGGAAAAAAGCGGATTTTTCAATTCATCCGATGGTGATAGAGTCTATGATGCAACGGACTTCGCTGCATACTTTGGAAGCCTTGTCTCGAATGGTGTGTTTTATGCGACACCAACAAACTTACTGGTATCTCCTGGGATTGGATTAGCAGTAACCATAGCACCGGGCAGTGCATGGATTAATGGTTATAGATATGAAAATACGGATGTTTTAAATAAACCCCTTGCTACAGCAGCTGGGAGCAATCCTCGCATAGACAGGGTTGTGGTTCGTTTAAGTCAAATTACGAGAAGCATTCAGCTCGCCATTGTTACTGGTACTCCAACGGCATCGCCCATAGCTCCGGAATTGACAAGAACAAGCGATGTCTATGAACTAGGTATTGCTGATGTTCTAATACCTTCAGCTGCTACATCGATTTCAGCAAATAACATTATTGATACTCGGTTGAATACTAGTCTTTGCGGGTTGGTAAACTCGCTAGTTTCTGCGGTTTATGAATAGGAGGTGAATATAAGTGGCGGATATTAACGGCATCACTCTGCAGGCGGGTTCCAGCCCGACCGTTTATTACACGATTACTTATACTAAAAGCCGACCTAATAATAGCCAGATGACATACAACTTTACCATATCCGCTGCATTGGGTTCTTCAGGTTCCTTCATCCATAATGGTTATGCATTGCTTTGTACAATGACTGTAAATGGATCTTCTTCGCAGGTGCGAATCAAAGCGGCGGACGGGGATAACTGGGATGGAACTACACCAAGACTCAGGTATGTTTCGGTGACCTGTGCTTCTACTACAGGTAATGCAACCCAGCCAGTCACATTCAAAGTGGTATCTGATGGGCGATTGCCATTATCCTCTGGTGTAATTACCAATTCGAGTTATACGGTATTAAGCTCTCCATTGCTTACTACAGCATGTGGAGCACCGACATCTTGTACGGTTTCCCCGACACTTGCGGAAGGGGATGTGACTCTTTCTTGGAGTGGTGCTTCTGGGGGCATCAATAATACGATTTCTAGTTATGAGATTCAATATAGTGATTCTGCCGATAACATCACATGGGGAGCATGGACTGCTCTGACAACTGTGACCACCACAGCATCAAGTGGCAGTGTATCAGTAGCACCGCCCTCAACGCGAGGTAATTACCGAAGATTTCGTGTACGAACCCGTGGTACAGCAGGAGCTAGTTATTACTCTAGCTGGAAAGTATCCACAAACAGCGTCCGCAGGAATACGGTACCAAAGCCAGCAACGACTGCTGTTGCCTCCCCTGCGGCATATAGTAATGAGACTATCACACTTACTTGGAGCGGAGCGTCTAGCGGTACCAGTCCAATTAAGGGGTATCAAATTGCCAGTCGCACATCCACGGATAACAGCACATGGAGTGCGTGGAATGTGTTGACCATGTTGACATTGGCAGCAAGCGGTGGTAGCTATAATCCAATTGTATCGAGGACCCCAGGAACATATACACAATTTGGTATTTGGACAATTGACACATTTGATGTTTACTCAATAGAGAAAATCAGTAATAGCATTTATTGCAACATCACTGCCTGTGCAGCACCGACTGCCTGCACGGTAAGTGCAACATTATCTGAAGGAAACGTTACTCTTTCGTGGAGTGGAGCAGCTGGTGGCGCAGGTAATCCCATCACTTCCTACGAAATACAATATAGTGATTCGCCAGATAATAGCAATTGGGGTGCTTGGTTGGCATTGGCGATAGTCAATACTTCTGCAACAAGCAGTATTTTAAATGTCAGTCCACCTGCTACACGTGGTCATTATCGTCGGTTCCGAATAAGAACCCGTGGTACAGCTGGAGAGGATTTTTACTCAGGCTGGACTATTACCAGTAATACTGTTCGTAAAAACATACTACCAATACCGCCGACTATTTTTGCCGCAAACCCTCCTATCTATGAAGTAAATACAATAAACCTTTCGTGGAGTGGAACGGTACCTGGAACCAGCTCCATCAAGCAATATGTTATTCAACAGGCCACTTCGATAGATGGACTAAATTGGTCTGCTTATGAAGCACTGACGACAGTTATTTCCAATGCGACTTCAGGCACTCTTCAGGTAAATGCCTCACAGGTTGCCGGTAGATATACTCGTTATCGAATCAGCGTCACAGATGCACTTGATGCAGTGTCTGCCTATGTTGTTAGTAACGCGGTAAAGAAAAACAGCCCGCCTGTAGCACCGATAGTGGACTGTCCAATGTCTGGCAATTTTACTTATAATGCTACACCACGTTTTATGATCACAACAGGAATTGAACCAGATGGACAAACACAAATAGTGGAGGTAAGGATTGACTCTGGTTCATGGCAAAACAGCGTAGACAATCCTGAGCGGTTTTCTGTAAGCGGCTATCTTGGTAATGGGGTCAAGACAATTTACCAAGCTGAACCGCTTTCTGTAGGAAATCATACGGTTACTTTTCGTTGCCTTGACAGTGATATCGAGTCAGCAAGCACAGAAGTTGTTCGTACCTTCACGATTTTAGCATTACCTTTTGAAATCATCACCGCTAATGTGACACATGTAAAGGCAGCGCATATTAAGACGCTTCGAACTGCTATAAACAGGGTACGTAGCTATTACAATATGTCCCCTGCAACTTGGAAAGAGGAGATCATCGCAAGAAAGACCACTGTTAAGAATTGGCCATTCCATATCGTTGAAATGCGTAAAGCTATTGATGCGATTATTATGATAATTAATAGTTTTGATTCTTCCCATGCGTTCGATATACCATCTGTCACATGGCTACCTATTGGTACAGGAAGGCCTAGGGCAGATGTGATGCAACAAATTCATGACCTAATAAAAATAATGTAAAAATAAAATTCAGCGCTCTTGTCATTTGCAGGGGCGCTTTTCTATATGGAAATACACGAAACGGAGGTGTCTTTAATGAAAGAAATTTGGAATTGGATACAGCTGGCTATTGCCGCAGTCGGTGGATTTCTTGGGTGGTTTCTCGGCGGTTATGACGGATTTCTCTATGCACTGGTAGCCTTTGTGATCATTGACTACCTGACAGGTGTCTTTTGTGCAATTGCAAACAAAAAACTGTGTAGCGAAATCGGTGCTAAGGGGATTTTCAAAAAGGTACTCATCTTTATAATGGTAGGCATCGCTCATATTATCGATACACAAATTTTGGTTAGTATTGGAGAAAATAGTGGCATTTTACGAACAGCAGTAATCTTTTTCTACCTAAGTAATGAAGGAGTATCCATTTTAGAGAACGCTGGACATATTGGACTGCCTATTCCAGAAAACCTAAAATCGGTTTTACAGCAACTACATGGACGTGATGGGGAACCGCCTAAGCCTGGTGGTGGAAGATGATTGACTTAATATTTGATTAGAGGTGATTTTAATGAAGTTACGCAAACTATTACTTACGAACAATGCCTGCTATAAAGCGGGTAAAATCATAACGCCAAAGGGTATTATGGTTCACTCGACTGGTGCAAACAACCCATGGTTGAAGCGCTACGTTGGCCCAGACGATGGCTTGCTAGGAAAGAACCAGTATAACAACCATTGGAATCAAGACAAACCTGGAGGGCGTGAAGTCTGTGTCCATGCCTTCATTGGTAAATTAGCAGATGGTTCCATTGCTACCTATCAAACATTACTTTGGAATCACCGAGGTTGGCATGCTGGCGGAGCTGCGAACAATACTCATATTGGATTTGAAATTTGCGAGGACGGATTGACCGATGCCTCGTATTTTTCTGCTGTTTACAAGGAAGCTGTGGAGCTTTGTGTACATCTTTGCAAACTCTATGGATTTAGCGAAAAAGATATCATCTGTCACAGCGAAGGTTATAAACGAGGCATTGCCAGTAACCATGGGGATGTGATGCACTGGTTCCCTAAACATGGGAAGAGTATGGACACCTTTCGAGCGGATGTGAAGAAATTACTAATCACAGAAAATAAGCCAGCAGAACCAGTGAAAAAGAAATATTACCGTGTGCAGATCGGTGCATATTCGGATAAAGCAAATGCTGAGGCACAGCTTGCCAAGGCTAAAAAGGCAGGCTTTACGGATGCATTTATTAAGTATGATTAACAAATTGAGCGAGTTAAAAATCATCGAGATTCCTAAATAAAATATTAAACTATTAATTTATCTAGCCTGCGGGGGTTCTTCCCTTGCAGGCTCTTTTTTTATGCCTTGATTTAATTAAATTCTACAAATCCTCAACTTCGACCTGTTCCCACGGCTATTAGGTAGGAGGTGATTCCTAGTGAATCAGCACGAGGATAAAAAAGTTACGAAGATCTCGGATGAGGTTATAGACAAAAGCATCACCGCACTTAAGAGAGTGTCACAGGAACAGTTACAACGTGAGTTTGATTATATTCAGGCAGAAAAATTGCTGAGAAAGATGCTCGAAAAAGGCTTAATAACTGAAGTAGAATTCAACAAGATAGATGCACTCAATCGCCAAACATTCTCCCCCTTTTTAGCTGAGATAATGCCCTGAAACCGTTGATATATAAGGGTTCCAGAGGTAATATGTGACCTACCAAGAAGGAGGTGAGAGGATGAAAAAGATAACGAAAATAGAAGGGAATCTAGCCAACTCTTTTATTAAGCCAAAAACACGAGTAGTTGCCTACTGCCGAGTTTCAACAGATAGTAATGAACAGCTAGTCAGCTTGCAAGCGCAAAAGGCTCATTATGAGACTTATATAAAGGCGAATCCAGAATGGGAATATGCAGGCTTATATTATGACGAGGGAATCAGTGGCACGAAAAAGGAAAACCGCTCTGACCTGCTTAGAATGTTATCAGACTGTGAAACTGGAAGGATTGACTTAATTATTACAAAGTCCATCAGCCGATTTGCGAGAAATACTACAGACTGCTTGGAGATGGTTCGAAAACTGATAGGCCTTGGGGTTCATATCTATTTTGAGAAGGAAAATATCAATACGGGTTCAATGGAAAGCGAGTTGATGCTCTCCATTTTAAGTGGGCTTGCAGAAAGTGAGTCAATTTCCATTTCAGAAAATACGAAGTGGGCCATTCAAAGACGATTTCAAAACGGAACCTTTAAAATTTCCTACCCGCCATATGGTTATCAAAATAATGACGGTCAAATGATAGTAAACCCCAAGCAGGCTGAAGTTGTGAAGTATATTTTTGCAGAGGTATTATCGGGCAAAGGCACACAGAAAGTTGCAAATGATCTTAATCAAAAGGGTATCCCATCAAAAAGAGGTGGTCGTTGGACAGCTACTACGATTAGAGGGATTCTGACTAATGAAAAATATACTGGTGATGTTATTTTGCAAAAGACTTATACGGACAGCCATTTTAATAGGCACACCAATTATGGTGAGAAAGATATGTATCTAGTAGAAAACCATCATGAGGCAATTATCAGCCATGAAGATTTTGAAGCTGTAGATGCCGTTCTCAATCAGAGAGCAAAGGAAAAAAGCATCGAAAAGCGCAACAGCAAATATTTAAACCGATATTCTTTCTCCAGTAAAATCATCTGCTCGGAATGTGGCAGTACCTTTAAAAGACGGATTCATTCATCTGGAAGAAAATACATTGCTTGGTGTTGCAGTAAGCATATAAGCAATATAACGGAATGTTCCATGCAGTTCATACGAGATGAAGATATAAAGACTGCATTTGTCACGATGATGAATAAACTCATTTTCGGTCAGAAATTCATATTAAGACCACTTTTGAATGGGTTACGTAACCAGAACAATGCGGCAAGTTTTCGCAGAATTGAAGAGTTGGAGACTAAGATTGAAAATAACATGGAGCAGAGCCAGATGTTGACGGGTTTAATGGCCAAAGGATATCTGGAACCTGCTCTTTTTAATAAAGAAAAGAATTCACTGGAAGCAGAAAGAGAAAGACTTCTTGCTGAAAAGGATCAACTTACTCGTTCTGTCAATGGCAATTTTGCAAAAGTAGACGAGGTTGACCATTTACTTAAGTTTGCCACTAAGTCCAAAATGCTCACATCCTATGGGGATGAGCTGTTTGAAGAATACGTAGAGAAGATTATTGTCCTTTCACGAGAGGAAGTCGGATTTGAATTAAAATGTGGAATCACATTGAAGGAAAGGTTGGTGAATTAGATGGGGCACACACCCTATGGATATAGAATTGAAGATGGAAAGGCTGTTGTGGATGAAAAATCATCAGAGCAGGTAAAAGAATTATATTCAGGATATTTGGCAGGACTTTCTTTGAAGGATGCTGCTAAACAAGCTGGGATAGACTGCTACCATGCCACAGTAAGTAAGATGTTGCAGAACAAGCATTACCTTGGCGATGAATTCTACCCTCCAATTATTGATGAGGAGACATTTGAAAAAGCAAGGTTAGAAAAACGAAAGCGAGCAGAAAAGCTCGGAAGGATATGGGAGCCCAAAGATGTGCCGGAAACGACTTATCCTGTAAAGTTCAAAGCAAAACCTCTGGTACAAAAATATGACGATCCATATAAGCAGGCAGAATATGCTTACAGTTTGATAGAAAGTGAGGTGTAA